CACTGTCAAGAATGGTGGTCAATTTCCTGGCTTCCCTGAAGACATCCGTGTCAAAGTAAACAACATGAGTGATTATGAATTCGTCACCGAAGGTGATGTAGCCGTTCCCGAATGCATCCAAGTGGAGGCAGCTAGTCAACAGACTGACGAAGAACGTATGGCTGAGATTGCTGAGCGTTTTGAAATCCTTACAGAAATGACCAAGGCCGCTACCACCGGTGACATTCGTGCCATGATTGTATCCGGACCGCCAGGTGTGGGCAAGAGCTTTGGTGTTGAGCTTGAGATTGAAAAGGCTACACTGCTAGACCAAATTGCTGGACGTCGTCTACGTGCAGAAGTAGTCAAGGGTAGTGCTACTGCCATCGGCCTATACCAAGCCTTGTACAAGTATTCAGATCCAAACTGCGTTATTGTGTTTGACGACTGCGATAGTATCTTGCTTGACGATGTGTGCCTTAACTTGCTTAAAGGTGCGTTAGACTCGGGCAAGAAGCGTAAGATTTCGTGGTTGAGCGACAGCCGTATCCTTCGCAGTGAAGGTATTCCGGATAGTTTCGAGTTCAAGGGTAGTGTAATCTTTATTACCAACTTGAAGTTTGACAAGATGAAGAGCCAGAAGCTCAAGGATCACTTGGATGCTTTGCAATCACGCTGCCACTACTTGGACCTTACACTTGACACCATGCGTGACAAGGTGCTACGTATCAAGCAGATTGCTAGATCAGGTGAATTGTTTGCGGATCTTGAACTTAGCGAAATTGCACAAGACGAGATCATTGGCTTTATGGATACCAACAAGAATCGCTTGCGTGAAATGAGCTTGCGTATGGCTATCAAGATTGGTCAGTTGTACAAGAGCTTTCCTACCAAGTGGCAGGCACTGGCTCAAAGCACTTGTATGAAGAGTGCATAATGGTTTGGTTCTTCGCAATACTGTTATTGCTAGCTGGTCAACCTTTACTGGCGTTTGCATTAGCAGCGATTGCCCTAATGATAAAGAGTTAAATTTTCACCCGAAGTTTTTGTTAGCTCCTTTTACTTCGGTTCTTTGCCCTACTTAGGTAGGGCTTTTTTTTGACTTTGAATTTACAACATGCTATAATATACACATGAAAACATTTACCTATGTTGAAGATTATCTAGAAGTTATCAACGGCGACCGTGATCCAAACACGGGTAAAATTTACGGACTGTTTGATAGCACACAGCCAATTGTTAGCCTGGCCAGGTACGATGTACAGGTGTTGGCCAGTATGAGTGCAGCTACACAAAGCGGACGAGCTTTGACCGACCGGCAAGCAGAATTGGCGGTAAAGATAATTCAAAAATATCAAAAGCAGTTGGAAAAATTAGAGATCAGCATTGATCCAATACGAACTCCGCAATACAGACACGGCATACGAACAATTGATCGTAGGAAGCTGCTGTATGTTGAAAACGATCATATCGTTTTAAAGTTTCCATATGACACAAAACTGATTGATGACTTGAGAGACCTTGCCAAGATCAGTCAAGGCACTTGGGCATTTGATAGCAATGCTCGAGCCTGGCGCCTGGCTATTACTGAGGTCAATGTTGTTGCAGCGAATGGATTCGCAACAAATCACGAATTTGAAATCACTGAAGAATTCTTATCTTACTTACAAGAAGTTGTTCGCTGCGAGCAAACTCCTTACGCAATTAAACTGGTCAAGACAGATGCGGGTCTTGAAATACAGAACGCACCCGACAGTTTAGTCGATGCTATCAACAATCACTGTGGGCTTGATCCCAACAACGTTGATACATTGGTTGATAATTCTGCTGTGTATGGGTACTCTGTGGATCAATCAATCTTGGATGATACCACAGCAAAGCACAATGCCAGGATCTGCAATTTAATGATCGCCCAAGAATCCAAGTTTAGACCCGACAGCGATCCCAGCATTTACACAGACTTGATTGATTATGCACGGGTCTCTGGGCGGTTTCCAATATATGTATACGAGCCGGATCTAAGCAACCGCCTGTATAAAAATTTTGTGGAACAGTATTTCCACCCAGATGACATACATCGAGTTAAACATCTTGATCCAGAGCCTATTATCGTACATAAAAAAGTAATTTACTTTAATAAGTACATGACTACATGGGATCAACCAATACCTTTGCTTGTTAGTGGGCAAGGCATGATGCACGGTGGCGAAAAAACTTTGTTGCTGCAACGAGCCGAAAAGGTTGTGTACTTTGCAACAGAAGTTTATAATAATAAAAAAACTAAACCAAGTTAATGCGAGCCAAACTAATAATCCGTGACGAAGTCAATGTAAAAATTGAAGGGCTAGAGTTAAACACTAGAACAGCTCTAGTTAAAAAATACAAATACGAAATTCCAGGCGCTAGGTACCAGCCTAGCGTTCGCCTTGGTCGTTGGGATGGCAAGGTGCCTTTCTTTAACCTAGGTGGTACCACGTATATCAATTTACTTCCTGAGATACTGCCGTATCTTGATGAGCAAGGCTACGATATTGAAGTAGAAGACGTCAGGGAATATCGTACCACATTTGAGTTTAAGGAAGTCACGGAACAAAGCTACAGTCATATTATGTGGCCTAAAGGTCATCCCAAGGCCGGCGAGCCCATGGTCATGCGCGACTATCAGCCTGAAATTATCAATAGGTTTTTTGCGAACCCACAATGTGTACAAGAAGTAGCAACAGGTGCAGGCAAGACTGTTATTACTGCGGCTCTAGCCGACGGAGTGAGTGCATACGGTCGTAGTATTGTGATTGTGCCTAACAAGAGCTTGGTCACACAGACCGAAGATGACTTTGTTAACATGCAATTAGATACAGGTGTTTATTTTGGCGACAGAAAAGAGTACAATAGAACCCACACTATTTGTACCTGGCAAAGCCTGAACAATTTATTAAAGAACACAAAGAACGACGAAGCTGATATTACTATTGGTGAATTTTTAGAAGGTGTGGTTGCAGTTATTGTTGACGAAACGCATCAAGCCAAAGCAGACGCATTGAAGACATTGTTGTCAGGACCATTTGCACAAGTTCCTATCCGTTGGGGATTAACAGGCACTATACCCAAAGAAGATTATGCAAGACAAAGCATTAACTGCATGCTGGGTCCTGTAGTAGGACAATTAAGTGCAAGCGAACTACAAGAAGCTGGGCATCTTGCACAATGTCATGTTAATGTTGTGCAGCTGGTAGATCACAAAGAGTACACAAACTATCAAAGCGAATTAAAATACTTAATAGAAACAAGTGAAAGACTAGACTATATAGCACAATTGATAAGTACAATTGTTGATACTGGAAATACGCTTATTTTAGTAGATAGAATAAGTGCCGGCCGAGCGTTAGCTAGCAGATTGCCGAATAGTGTTTTTGTTTCTGGTGCAACCAAAGCCGGGGAGCGCAAAGAGCACTATGACGAAGTGGCTGAGGTATCGGACAAAATCATCATCGCTACTTACGGCGTTGCTGCTGTTGGTATCAATATTCCCCGCATTTTTAATCTTGTTTTGCTTGAGTCTGGAAAATCTTTTGTGCGAGTTATACAAAGCATTGGTCGCGGCATTCGCAAAGCTGAGGACAAAGACTTCGTGCAAATCTGGGATATCACATCCACCTGTAAGTTCGCAAAACGACATTTAACAAAAAGAAAAGCTTTCTATAAAGAAGCCAACTATCCTTTTACAGTCGAAAAGGCTGAGTGGCAATGAGGAAAAAAATTATTGTATGCGGAGACAGTTTTTGTAGTGCCGATACGAATAGACCCAACACACATTTTTCGGAGTTATTGTCGGACAATTACGAAGTAATAAATCTAGCTAGAGGCGGAGTTAGCAATACTGTTATCTGTTTACAATTACAAACAGCAGCAACATTGGATCCAGATTTAATTATTTTTAACACCACCGACTCTAATAGAACCGAGTTCGTATATAACAATCATCCAGTTAATTGTATTTCACTAAAAGATATCATTTATCCGTACGAGTCGGACAGCAGTTATGGGTCGCCGCATGTAGGAGATGCAAATGCAAGATATATGTCAGACGTTTGGCCAGCAATTTTGACGCCCAGGCCGGATAATCCGCTAAGGTATTCTGATAGTAAAATACAAAGTCTTAAAAATTATTTTACTGAAATTTTTGACGAGCCACTTAAACAATTAATTGATAAATGGATTATAGGTTATTGGAAAGCTCAACTTGAAAAGGAACAAATACCAATAATTGAAATATCTGCTTGGGGTATAGGTAAAGAGCTATATCAATATTGCGTTAATAATTCTACAAAAGTAATGCAATCAGTGTATCACACCGATGCTGATACACAATTAAAATTTACAAATCAATTGAGAACCATTATTAATAGTATCGTATGAAGAAGAAAATAATGATTACCGGGTGCAGTTTTTCTGCACCTAGCACTAATCCCGAACTTAAAGGAACCAGCTGGGGAGAAAAGCTAGCAGCTAAATTAGATTGGGACTTAGTACATCTAGCTCGCCAGGGAATGAGCAATGGCGGCATTCGTGTGATGATCGACGAGATCATTAAACAAAAACCAGACTTTGCTATTGTGGCTCCTACATTCCATGATCGTATGGAAATACCAGCAGGGACAGCACCGTATATACCTCCTAAGAACGAAAACAAAGGATGGAATAGTGACTTGCAAAAACATTTACAAGAGAATCACGGCATAGGATACGATCCAGCTGTTGGTGTTGACAATATTAATTTTGGCAATAACCATTACAGAATGATTTCAGAAACTATCTTTAGCCTTGCAGAAAATTACGACCACCACTATCGCTCGTCTAAGCTAGATCGGTACACACAAGATGCAGTCAAACAATATGTAAATTTTCTTTACGATAGCAACTGGAAACTACAACAAGACCGCTGGCTAATTAGCGATGGAGTATTTAGATTGTTCCATGCTGGCATACCCTTCCTATTAGTGGCGTGTAATATTTGGACCAGCAATACTGTGAGAGAAGCGTTTCCTTCTGTTATTCCTGATGACTGTTTTACTTTACGGTACGAGGATACCCCTGCATACGCCACAAACGCATATCCCTTTACCGGCGAAGATCCTGGTTATCACGGTAGCGAAGCTAGCCAAGAATACCTTGCAAACAGATACTACGAACTTATAAACAAACATTATGACAGATAATACAATTACAAATTCCGAAGAAGACTTCGATTGGTTTAGACATAATGGCATTTATATGCCAATGATTAATGACACCGGGCGTAATGTCTATTACAAACGAGCAATCGAAGCAGCAGTCCCGGGTAAAGTAGTTTGTGACATCGGAACAGGTACAGGACTGTTAAGTATCCTAGCAGCCAAAGCCGGCGCCAAAAAAGTGTACAGCGTGGAGATGGATCCAGGAAGAGCCGACTTCGCTAGAAAAATTATTCGGCAGATTGGGCTGTCTGATCAAATTGAAGTGATTCATAAGAACTTCTTTGACACTGATATCCGTGCTGACATTTTTGTATCCGAAACAATCGGGACACCAGTCTTTAACGAAGATATTATCGCTATTGCACAACATGCAACTAGGCACGGCGGCAAATTTATTCCGGGCAGCTTTGATCTGTGGCTAGAAATTTATGACGATCATCCAATCTTTCCCTTGGTCATGCCCGAGTCCAGTGCGTTTGAATTTCAGCCCGACATCAATATTGATCCTGCATTTGAAAAAATTATCAATGACTCTTTTCAAGCACAGCACCCGCTAGACTCAACTGTCTATCGAGCCGGCTACGTGCAGAATTTGTTTACTATGTTGCCTAGGTTTACAGATTTAAAATTAAAAAAGATATACCAAAGTGAACCATTGAATATCAACTTGAATGGAACAACGGATATTAATAATATTCGTATCACAGTTCCTGCTAATCAATTGCCACAAAACACTTTTGTTACTGTATTGTTTTGGCGGGCAAACATGTATGACAATATTGTAATGCCAGTCAATGAAACGTGGTGGGGAAATCCTGCTAAAACAATTTTACCGCATGTTAAAAAACCCAACACAGATTTAGAGATGTGGTACGATCACTCAATTACTGGATGGAGATTAAAATACTAATGAGAATACTAACACTAGATAATACAGCCTACGAGCTAAACGAAATACCCGACGAAGTTGAGGACTTGAGATTCGCAGTTCTAGACAATAGCGATCCAAGAACACCAGATTACTTTTACATACCACTAATTTTTCTAGAAAGCTTTAACAGTCCAGCCCTGGTTTTACGCATTGGAGAAAACATAATTAAAATGCCGGTGGATTGGCATGTGCTAATTGGTGAGTCCGATCTTGGGGACCTTGAAGTGGTTCCGCTGACCAGTATTAATGATCGCGGTTTCAGTGTTTTTTGCTTCAATCCCTTGAGCAGTTTTAAACCCGAGTTTGCACAAATTGAAATAGTAGACATTTATCAGGACGTCAAGTGGTACTTTCCAAAACTAAAACCTGGACAACTTCTAGCCATTCCATTGGAATCTGGTGTCAAAAAACCCTTGTGTGCTTATTTTGTAAAAGATATATCTAGACAAAGCGAAGTGGTTGATTATGCCAAATGTTGGTAAAGCATTAGCAGTTGTTGCACACCCAGACGATTGCATTATATTTGCTTTACCTTTCATTGAGCATTATTCAAACTTTGATTGGCACATTGCATATCTTACCTATACCAAAATAGATCCGCGAGCGCAGGAAGTTGAAAAATTTTGGGCACAAAGAAATGTCACATGCGAATTTTTAGGATTTGTAGATGACTACCAGGATCAACAAACACAACAGTTTAATTTTTGGAATCCTGCAGACGCAGAACAAAACATACACCGAGTAATCAATACTACACAACCGGTGTTGGTACTAACACACAATCAAGACGGCGACTACGGACACATACATCACAAGTTGCTGTATGATATAGTTGCCAAAGTTGATTGCCCACAAATTTATTTCGCCAGCACATTTAATGCAACAGATGAATTTAAAGCTCAAGAATACAATCTTGACGACTTGCTGATACACAAAAGTGTAATTGAAGATTTTCAAGACAGACTTACTGGCAGGTATATAATAACAGATAGAGCTAGAAGTTTTTTAACATGCAAATAAATTGTTTCTCTAAACCAGTGCCCCACATTGTGATTGACAATTTCCTGGGTGCGAAAAACAACAGCCGCATATTGAATATGATAGCCGCAGTTGAAGATAAAATGATTGACGCGGAAATTATTGATCATGGCGTGCAAAGGATCGATCACGGATTTAGAAAAAATCTAAACTTATGGTTGGATACATTTGATAATGACACCTTGGGAATAATGGCTTTTTTTACAGAAAAGTTTTTTCATTCTGCTATAACACAAGCTGTTAACGCAACGCCGGAACTAAATCATTTTACCGGGTCGCAATCAAGAAACTACAACATGGTGTTAAGTAGATATCAATCAGCTGATTTCTATAAATGGCATACTGATGGTGGCGGGCATGCGACTTGGAATTACTTCTGCTATCAAACACCCAAACAGTTTGTTGGGGGCGACTTCGAATTAAGCAACGGACTTTATCAACAAGAACGAAGTGAAACAACCGTAATAGAATGTGTAAATGATAGATTGGTAATTTTTCCTGCAATGTACCAGCACTCAGTAACTCCAGTATCAGCAGTCAATGATTTGACTGGGTTGGAATGCAGGCACAGTATACAGGTATTTTTTTCATGACAAGTCAACTAGAACCAGGAGCCAGTTATGTTTACGAGCGTGATGGTTCAAGAGTTTATGCTCGAAAAATAGGCGATACAGAAAGAATATTGATAGGCGAAGATTATTATTCAGACGATAAGAGTCGCATTACACAAATAGTTGAAGAATGGACTCCGATAGTACAAGCAGCCGAGCATAATCCTGCTTTACAAGATGCACTTGAACGTGCTAAAATTATATACGAACTTAGTAAAACACAAGAACCATTATTTCATCATCCGGTATGACAGACAAATTAACCATAGCCAACGAAATGCGAGCGTTCGACAATAAGGATAGAAATTTTTATGCTGACCTTACTGACGAAGAGCGAAAAAAGTTCAGCAACTTCCTTATGATCCGTTGGGGATCAAGTGTGCAAGGTAGCGCCGAATTGCAGCAATACTATTTGCTTTCGTGCAATGAAAATCTCAACAAGCACTTTTTTGATTTGGCCAAATATCCTGAACTACAGTGGCTAGCTGCAACAACAGTGAGTCCGGGCATGGGCACATTCAGGCATGACTGGATCAAACAAAAGAAAAGAGACAGTGGCAACAACAAAATTGTTAAGTTTTTAAGACAGGTATATCTAAATTACAAAGAAGATGAATTGGAATTACTGGTTCAAATTAACGACGCTGACGATATCAAGCAACTGGCTAGAGAACACGGCATGTCGGACAAAGAAATAAAAGCATTGTTTAAATAAACATGCTCGAGCAATTGGTTGTTAACGGATGCAGCTACGCAAAGTCTTATACCATAGGTGGCGGGCATGTTGATCTGGCAAAAAGATTCGATCTAATTCCGTACGATCTGTCTATTACAGGCAGTGCAAACACAAGAATAATACGATCAACATTGAAACACAGTTATGAAACTGATTTATCAACCCTATATGTTCTTGGATTCACATTTGTCAGCAGAGAAGAACTGCCCATTTGTAAATACGATGCCAGTGTAAATGCAACACCACAAGACATATGGGAAGGTGCCTGGACAAATCCGCAAAATCAGTATTACGGCAAGAACAGATGGGTCAAAGGATGGACTGACCAACACACAAAAGAATGGATAGTATTTAGAGAGACCTACGAACAATTGAGTTTGGTTGATCGGGTGGAAAATCTAATGTATCAAATGCTGTCAATGATTGACAGTTTGACTGCAAGAGGACACCGTGTATTAATATTCCAACAAGCCGATGAATGGTGGCACGGAATGAACAGTGTTCAGTTAGATAGACTGAAGCTGTTAGAAAATGTTAATATTGTTGATCAATTTCGTTGGTGTGCAATTCGCTGGCAGCACAGTTTAAATGTGCCCGGTGTACCAAACGCAGCACCCGTTGACATGCGTCATAGACAGCCAGGATCACACAAACCGTTAAACGACTATTTAGAAAACTATATTAGACAGCATGAGTTATATCTGTAAATACTGTGATAAAGAATTCAGAAAAGAAAGCACATTAACAGCACATCTGTGCGAACAAAAAAGACGTTGGCAACAGGAATCTGAAACAGGAGTACAATTTGGACTTAGAGCATATTTACAATTCTATGAAACTACACAAGGTAGCGCACGTCTTAAAAGCTATCATGACTTTGTTGCAAGTCCGTATTACAATGCTTTTGTTCGGTTCGGTAGATACTTGGTTGCTGTTCGCTGTGTTAATAGCAACAGTTTTACAGAATGGCTATTAAAAAATAACAAGAAACTAGACTATTGGTGCAAAGATAGTTTTTACGAGGAATGGCTACATGAATATCTTAAAAAGGAAGCGGTCCAGGACGCACTTGAACGTGGACTCAAAACCATGGAGGAATACGCCAATGGAGACAGTGGCCTTGCTGCTTACAGCCATTATTTTAAGTACGGGAATCATAATAGGATTTGTTATCATATTACCACTGGTCGCATTAGTCCTTGGATTGTTTTTAATTGCGCTAGCGGTATTGAGTTTCTTGAGTGCTTGGACGAGGGGCTTTTGGCCATTATTCTTCCTTGGATTGATCCTGATTATTGGAATCGTAAGTTCCAGGATTACATGGCAGATGTAGAGTGGTGTAAACATGTTCTTCAGGAAGCCGGACTATGAAATTTAAGTCGGACATTGATATTGATGTAGCTGATAGAGATCAGGCGCTTGCTGTAGTAGAGCATACAGCAGCAAGTATCATTCGTGATGGCAAAATCACCAAACATAACACCGGAGTGTATTTTACATCCGTTCCTACAGATCCATTTACAGGTCGCGCCAGTTTAGATTACGAAGCAGCTGAGGAGCGTGGCTACGTAAAAGTTGACGTGCTTAATGTTGGGTTATATTCTCAAATCAAAAATGAGCAGCATTTGCAACATTTGATGAGCCAAGAACCGCTGTGGGATTTATTATTAGATCGGGATTTTTGCAGTCAGCTGATACATATTGGATCGCACCACAACACCCTGATCAGCATGCCTGAACCAGTAGACTCGATTCCTAGACTGGCTATGTTTCTGGCTGTTATAAGACCTGCCAAGCGACATTTAATTGGACGCACCTGGCGTGAAGTAGCAGAAACTGTTTGGGAGAAACCAGCAGGCGATGAATACTACTTTAAGAAAGCCCATGCTGTGGGGTACGCACACTTGGTTGCTGTTAACATGAACTTGATTTGCGAACAAGTCAGTGCAGAATATCTCTAACCCACTTTACGTACTAGTGTAATTGATCTACGTTTGCTGCGTTTGGCAGCAATTTCTTTAAGGCTCACTTGCGGGCCAAATTTGATTTCCACATCTTTGCTGTTCATTGTTTTAACAACGCTTCTAAACGGAGTCCACTCCTGTTTCAAAAACACGTTTATCGGTATCAATCTGTTGCTTTCCCACCACCACATTTCGGCCAGCTCTAAAAACTGCTGTTTTTGATCTAGAGTTTTCAAGGCGCCGTAGTCGTATATAGTAGTAATTACTTCGTCTAAGTTTTGGATAACTCCTATATACTCATTTCCGCCGTATACAAGGTAAGTTAAGAATGGATATTTTTTTAATAATTCTGTGTAGTCGGGTTCAACCATTTTTTCCATAAATACAAGATAATGCAAATCCTAGCTTATTTATATCCAAATACAGTCACGGTCCAATTATGGGACATGAGTATTTTTACACCAAGGAACAGAGTCGTGTACAGCCGCCCAATTAAAATATATCAAGGCATAGATAATCCTATGCAAATTGTAGTGCTCAATCAAGATCAAAAACCCGTTGATCTAACAGGGTATTTGGTACAAATGGACATACAAGATCCCTTAAATGAAGGTAGCGTTGAGAGTTTGGCAGTGGCTTTCACAGACATTGCCAAAGGACGCGGAACTTTTACTATTGCTAAAGCAGTAGCTAATAGCCTAGATCAGAGATTTTACAAAATGACTTTAAAATTAATCGAGCAAGCTACTAACTTAGAGCGTCCAATATACATTGACGCAAACTGGACAGCTCCGCTTGACTTAGAAGTATTACCGGGTTGGTACGAAAGTATGCCATTAACTTTAAATAGTGACGAAGTGTTAGATGCAGGAACAATATAATGACAATAAATTACAGCAAACAAGTTTTAGTAAAACGCGGTAATACTGCGGTTAGTAGTACGTATACAGGACCTTTAGGTGAAATCACTTATGACACAGGACTGAATACACTAAGAGTACATGACGGTGCACAACTAGGAGGATACATTCTAGCAGGTCAAGCATATGTTGACACAGCTGTTGCCAATGTACAGATAGGATCCACATACGGCAATGCTAATGTCAAAAGCTATCTCACACAGTTTGACGGCAATATTGTTCCAGCAGCCAATGTGATTTATAGCCTAGGCAGTTCTACTAGACAGTGGAAAGATCTTTGGGTCAGCAATGCCACTATCTATTTGAACTCGATTCCGTTAGGATTGGATGTCACTGGCAATCTAACCTTTGATGGTAATCCACTGGTCAGCTTTGTTGATGGCAATTTTAATGTGGGCGGAACTGTGATTAGCAGTGGCGGTGGTGCCGCAAACCTAGGCAACTTTAAGATAGATGGTGCTTATCTAGGTACAATAGATCCTGAAAACCAACCCAATGGTTGGGGTGGCTATAATATGTGGTTAAGCCCCAACGGTGAAGGCTGGTCCTATCTAAATTTACCAAACGATGATAATGCACCCAACATACCAACAGAGTTGGCCAATAACGAAGCAGGTGGTGTAAAAATTTCAACTGCCAATGGCGGAGAAGTAAACATCAGTATAGGTGGCAATACCCATAATTGGTACTTTAAGAACAACGGCGATTTAACGCTACCAAACCATATACTTGCTCAAGAAGGTAGTGATTTGAATCTTAGAGTATTCAATCCCACAGTCGAAGGCGAGCCTGGCGGCGTTACTCTCAGCCTACAAAACCGTGATGTGGAGTCAGGCAGCAGAACTACACAGTTTAGCCTGAGACCAACTGACATTATCTTAACTACAGATTTTAGTGGTGACCAAAACGAATGGACATTTGGTACAGATGGTAATTTAACATTACCTGTAGGTGGAGACATTCTAGACAGCAATGGTAACAGTGTATTAGGCGGTGGTGGCGGTGGCTTCTCCTTACCTGCTAACACAACGCTAACTGATCTTTATAACAACGGCGGCGTGACCTTGTTCAACAACGGTGGCAAGATAGCATTGTATTCTAATGTTGCTGAAGGCAACGATGGTGTTGAAATTCGTGTTAAAGGTGATGACGGTGATAGCAGTTGGCTATTCAAATCAAGTGGTAACTTAACATTGCCTGCTGGCGGAGACATTGTAAACGAAAACGGTGATTCAGTGTTAGGTGGTGGAGTTGCCAGCCTAACTGATGACAAAGAAGTCAAAATCACAGTGGGCAACACTGACTACTTTGCCTTGATTAGTCGCGCACAACAGGCGGCTACCAACGGTGTATCACCGCAGGCCGTGGCCTATGACAGTGACGGTAATATGATTACCCTACACCTCAGCAACTACGATACAGGCAATGATAAATTAGTCATTTCAAAGTTTGACGACACAGGATCGTTATTGTGGCAGAAACAGTTAAACAATCACGATGTTGACACCAGTGTAAATGCTGACCTAGTCATATTTGATGACAACAGTATGGTCATAACATTTACCATCGACAGTTACGGTAACACCGACAGAGACAGCATTGCTGTGATGCGACTTGACGATGAAGGTGCTTTGGTGTGGAGCCGGGTATTAACTGGCAATCAAGAAGTTGAGATCATTGAAAATGTAGATCTTTACAGCAACAGTTTAGCCAGTGGAAATTATAATGGCACAACCTACGACATTGTCTATGTAGAGGGCAACTATGCCAACGCACCAGTCTGGACCATACAAGAAAGCACAGACAATGTCAACTGGACCACATTGGCCAGCACAGTCCACACCCTTTACAACAGCAACGACAGCATAACAGCACTATATGTGGCACAAGGCAGTATTGCCAGCCTGGATTTTCCA